TCAAAAAAAAAATTGAAAATCAAAGCGATCGGCTTTTACTCGCACGGCTTGTTGAGAAACAAGTCTTGCGGCCAAGTTCGAGCATTCTGAGCTTCATTAGAATAAGATGTTGATGTGAGCCATCGACGAATCTCATTCTTGGTTGGAAAGTGATCCAAAGGTATTTCTGGAAGTGTGATGTCAGGAGAGTCTCCAAACGTCAGGGACAGGCCAGCACGGTTAGGTGTGATGCCTTGAGCGGCATAGTAGTCGTAAACGTCTTTGAGTACCCAGAGCACGCGGTTGTGATTGCCGCAGCTAGCGTACGCAAATCCAATTGCTTGAGCCATCGTGATTTCGGGAGTAGGGTCTCTTGCTTTAGTGTGATAAAACTGAGCGAGCATGAGAATTTCATCGCGGTGGGGTAAGCCATTGTGATTACGGTAAGATAATACTTCACATCCATTGAGAGCGTTACGCAGTTCGGACTTCTTGAGGTTGATGACGGCATTGAAATATTCAAGCGCGAGGTCAAGGAGACGTTGCATAAACGATTCGTGTTGGTCAGGCGGGATCAGAACACCTAGTCGGATGATGGAGTCATCACCCTGGACTTTGAGGATGCACTGTTTCGGGTTGAAGCCGAGAGCGCTGAGCAAGGTTGCGAGCATTGTGTAGTTGTACCAAGAGTCCAGCAGTTGAGTGATGAACAGGCCGGAAGGTATACCAGCGAAGCGACGACGATACATATCACCGTTTGGTAATATGATTGGTGCTTTGAACAGATTGTCGAGTGTCCAAAACCAGAGCCGTTCGAGGCGGAGGGCATGATCATCTTCTACCCAGTTAGGATGAGTAGGAGCTGCATGTGTGGGGACGTAGCCATCTGAGAAAGTGAGAAAGGTACGAACAAGCTTGAGGATCTCAGTGATGAGAGGGAAATAGGCGCGTTTGTCGAAACGAGACCAGTCTAGGGTGAGGAACGACTGTTGAAGAAGTCCACAGAATAGTTCGTTGTTGAGACGGAACCATCCACCGGTGAAGGTTTCATAACCCCAAAGCATCGGAGTGACGCCGGGATTGCGCTTTACCCAAGCAATGTATTCCCAGTAGAACATAGTATCTGCGATGATCCATGGTTTGGATGCACCCCAAATAGTACGCATTTTGTCTGGGTCGTCTTTCTTGACGATAGCTGTCTTGGTGTGTAGTAACATAGGGAATATGAAGCGATTGTGAAGATACTGATTGTCAGTGATTCCGGTAAGGTCTGTAAAGCCAGACTTGATAACGTGATGCCAGCGACGGGTCCAGGAGAAGATCATTGATTTCATAAAACCAAATTTCGGTGGAACTGTGTCACGGATTGTGTCATGTGATTCAAGGTTGGGATGACGGCGGAAGAAGTCTTCTTGATCGATGTGTTCATACTCTCTTTTGGCGATAAAATCACCAAAGGTATCACGATGTTCAAGGAAAAAAGCATCTGTGCTGAAGGGAGGCTCGGCATTGACATTCCATTTGAAGGGATATCCATGTTTAACATCTAAGATGTGAGCAGGACGGCACGGGCGAGGGGGACGGAAAGCGTCAGCCATGCATTGGAGGCCATAGTGTGTGTGTTCGTCAAATTTGATATCGAAAGGTTCAACATCGTTGGCGAAAAAGTCAGCGAGGATAGAGTCAAAAGACACATCTGAACGTCGGTGTTGTCGTGTGATACGGTCAATTTCATCAAAGTAAAGGTATTTGTTGAAACTGTGGTCGAGCGTTTGCTGATGATTGTGAATGGCAACCTTGTTTGCGCGGAGCAAACCGGGGGGCAGGCTATACTGACCGACATACTCTAGGTTCCGGGAGGGTTGGAACCAGTTGGTGATGCGGTTGAAGGCGTGAAGGAGGTATTCCATGTTAAGGTGGGACAGAGTGGTTACTGGTTGAGCAAGTACTAACGTTGATTAGGGCGAACTAGTCGAGAATTCTATTGCGGTTTTCGAAGATTTTGCGTGGTTCGTTAATCCGT